CGGGCAAGGATTGTCGTGTCAAGTTTGAGAGACTTAGCGCTGTGCGAAACCACTATAAACCGATCCGTGAAGCTTGGTGCTTGCGACATGGGGTACCCCACCGCCGGGGGCCCCTAAGCAACAAGCTAATAGATCGATTCATAGGCTTCCTCACGCACTGCATCCGACAAGGACCAAAGCCCTTGAAGGAGTTCGCTCATAACTCGAGAGAGTTTGCACTAACCCGTCGCGGGGTACCAGTGAAGGTGGTCAAGAAGGCATTCTTGGCCTCCACCGTCGCCCGGGCGGTGGACTGGAAAGTGCAAACCTCCGAACTTGACACAAAGATTCGGGAAGCAGAGGCTAGGTGGTTAGAGAGGCGCAGAGTTAATCAACAATGCGTTAAGTCCTTAGAACGCTATATGGACTTGCTACCTCTAACCAGGCTAGCCGGTGTAGAGTTTGAGGTTCCCCTACCCTCTGGAAATGCATGCCTGTCCCACAGTCGCCGACAAGGCGGGACTGCGGCAGCGCTAATCCAGAGAGAGGTTAACCGCAAACTCGAGAAGGCATCAGAGATTGAGCAGTTCAACACGATGTCGTATTTGGAAGCTGCGGGGGGGGAACTCCCCGCCGCCGACATCGAAGCCATGTTCTTGGCATTCGATGAGGGATGCGATCTCCTAGAAGATCCCCGGCAACCATCATACGACGCGATCAGAACTGCTTACCTCTCTGAAAACTTTCACGAGATGCGACCGCTTGCCATCCCCGAAATGGGAGGCAAGATTAGGGTCGCAACTCTACACCCCGCTGAAGAGGTTCAGTGTGCTCGCACAATCACGAAGCGCTGGCTATGCGCGCTTCGAGACTGTGTGACCACAAGAGACATGCTTACTGGCAGGAAGGTGGAGATACGGAGGTCGACTAAAGATTCTAGGATCTATTCGGCCGACCTCAGTGCCGCCACTGACTATATCGATCCGGAGCTCGCAACTCGCGTAGGTGTCAAACTATGCGAGTTGCTCAAACGCCCGGAGGATATTCCTGTCGTTAAGCAGCTCTTGAGACCCAAGGTCCTCCCAGACGGACGCCACCTGCAAAGTGGCATCTATATGGGGCTAGGACCGACCTGGGTCATACTGAGCATCCTCAACGGTTTTGCGGCGTGGAAAGCGGGAGCGGAGAAAGACACATACGCGATATGTGGAGACGACCTCACGGGCTACTGGCCAAGTAGCATCGTAAAGAGGTACGAATCCAACCTGGAAGAAATGGGGCTTGTTGTCAACAAGTCAAAGTCCTTCTTTGGTAATCACGGTGTGTTTTGTGAGTTCCTCATGTACCGGGACGGCCCCACCGCGTGCTCGAAAGACATCGGGCACCTCAGTGGGATGACAGCCGCCAAGTACATTGCAGGAAGAACTCGTTCTCCGTTCGCAGTCGCAGATGGTCTAGAAACATCGCCAATTCTAGACCTCCGCGATGGAGTCCGCCAAAGACTCCTTCCACGCCACACTGGACCAGGTATGGTGCGTAACTTCGGAAAGGGATCTGGAGATCTGCACATTAATGGCCTCATCGGGATTGTCAATCACCGAGGAGGCCTAGTGCAGACCCTACCACTCCCTCAAGAGCTACGAGACAGTTTGAGGCAGAATGAGAATACGACTGGTAGGATACCAGTCAAAGACTTTCTCATCGCTTATCGAACTGCACTGCACCAGCAAACTCTCGCGGAGGGGAGAATGCCGGAGCCACCAAAACCTATATCTAAAGATGAATTCCGACGTCGAGCGAGGCTGAACAGGCCTCGCAGGCATGCGACGAAGGAACTCCTCCTTAGAGTGGTCCAAGCTTCCCGAATCTCAAGAAAGAACAAACGCACAATAGCATGGTTGTGCAAACGTCCTTTCCGACAATCCAACCGATGTCCATGTCGCCACAGGATAGAACGAATCCTATCCCG